TAAACGTGAGGTTCTGCTTATACCTGAAGATATACTTCGTTCTTTTTTGAAATAATCAAATGAGACATAACCCATAAGTTTCACCTATGGGTATTTATTGTCTCAGTTGAAACCCGCCTGGAAACGATGCCACTCTATGGCATTCTTGATTTGAAAAGTTCTGTTAGAAACTGTCTTGATAATCTCTTCCAAGAACTTGAGCATAATGTCATAGTATCTAATCTTCAAATCAATTTTATTCAATCGCTCATCGGCGTCCATATGCCTCTGTAGGGCGTCTTTGTCTCTAACTTTATATGGGAATGGTTCTTCCTCATAAACCTCAGGATCTGCCTTTCCAGTGTAGTAGTTGTAACGCTCTAATCTTACTTTACTGTGAGTTTCTCGTGCTTTCTCACGAAGCAAAGTAATGGTATTGTAGAGTGTATAATACTTGGCGTGAAGTTGAGGAATTTTTAGCGATTCATCATGTAGATTATCAGGATCGATTTGGGAATCTTTTGCCCACATCTTCTGAATTTGTTCAAGATTCATAGGGGTGTTCTGCCGTCAGCCGCTAGGATATTATACACAGTATACTTGAATGTCACCTCTGCTGTAAAGTAGCTGACATCAGCATCGGTTGCTTCAAATTCCAAAGATGTAAGATATGTTGGAAATAAATCTTTGAATTTTACGATAGCAACGTCTCTATAGTTGCTGTTTAAAATATGAAGACTTCCATCACTGTATTGTTCTTTATAATCTCTACCGCCGTCGTTTGTTGTTAAATCTTTAAACTGTTGTGTGGTTTCTGGATAACCCAATCCAGTCAACCAGTTGTGTATTGCCATATAATTTTCCATGTTCTCGTCAACCAAGAACCTTAATGTAAAATCACCATAAACTAACTTATCTCCAGGAACATCAAGATCCTTAAGATATGAAGGTTGATTCGCTACACCCAAATTAATTTCGGGTATTCTTGCCGAGTTGGAAAAGAAAGAAACCTTTTTGTTTTTTGATAATGTAAATTTAAAACCAATTGGCGATAGAAAATTTCTATTTTCAATCTGATTTGCAAATGCCATGAGGAGGTTTTATTTGTATTTAGATAAAAAAAGAGGGTTCCGAAGAACCCTCTGACAAACCTTGTGAGTTTAAATCACATGAGGTTGAGAACACGTACTCTCTGGTAGTAACGGTTGTCGTCACTCTTGAGCTTACCTGTGTCTGCACCGCCAGCGGCACTTGCGAATGGGTTCGAGACAATGCCGTAGCGAGTCTTAAAGCCAATCTTAGGCTGGAAGGTGTTCTCTCCAACGGCACGAACCATCTGCAGAGGAACGTATGGGCAGTAGAAGAGTCCTGCGTCATAAGGTGAAGAACCCTTATAACCAACAACGTAGTACTGTGAACCATCAGCAGTGCTGTTTGCCGAATAAGGATCGATGTATACACGATACTTACCAGCAAGAACACCAGCGAAGGTGTTACCAGTGTCGTCAACGTTGAGGTTAGCGTTCAGAGCAGGGGTGTAATCAAGTACGCCTGCCATGGTGAGGGCGGAAGCAACGTCTGCAGAGCAGAGAATCATGTTGCCCTTTCCTCTACGAGTTCTCTGGGCGATGCGGTTTGCATCTCTCTCGATCTGGAAGATGAGACCCTTGAACTTCTCAACGCTCCAACGTCCATTGGAGTCAACGTCGAGGTCGAATACACCAGCGTTAGCAACGTTGGTTTGTGCGCCCTTCTCAGCAACCTTATAGATGGTTCTGATAACTTCGCGGTTGATCTCAGCCAGAATCTCGGTTGAGAGAATGTTGGCGAGTTCTGCTTCAGCGTTCAGACCGTGGATTGCCTTGAGGTCTTGAGCGAGTTCTAATGAGTACTCAGCTTTCAGAGCTCTTGACTTGGCGGTAACGGTGACTTTCTCGATTGAGAATGCCATCTCGTTGAACGATTGTCCTGCGCCGAGTTCTTCAGCATACTCGGTGTTCATGCCCTGTCCAACACTATAGTTAGTGCTGTTAGCATTAGGATTCAGGATACCAGGGTTAGAACCACTTTGAGCTGTACCGAAACCAGCAGATGCACCATCAGAACCAGCAACATAAGGGTTGGAGGTTTGAATACCGCTGTTCGAGAATCCAGTATCTGCTTCGTCGAACAGAGCTTCGGTTCCGCCCTGTGAAGTGTAGCGGGAACGCATTGCGAAGATGAGTCCAGTAGGACCGTTCATTGGTTGAACGCCAGCCAAGTCATAAGCGACGAGGTTAGGCATTGCACGTCTGATCAGGGAGATCAGAACGGGATCGAAACCAGCGGTTGGTGAAGATGCACCAGCAGAGAAACCTGCGGTAGCACCAGATGAACCGGTAGCGTTGGTTGGAGCTTCGGAGAGGAATTCTCTTTCCTCACGGAGCATTCTTTCTTGGTTCTCCAGGAGAACTGCGGTTACCATTCTCTTGTGTGCATCTTGGATGCCACCGAGTCCCTCGTGGTTGAGGATAGGTGCCCACTTCTCCTGCAGGTGTTCAGCATTGAAACCTTGCATTTGAATTTTACCTCTTAAAAGTTTTAGTTTGACTTATAATCTAAAAATCACTTTTTAGAAACTCTAGTCAGAGTAGTGAGATATGACTCCATCAAACCAGACACTTGGACTGGTGAGGTGGCGTCTGCGCTCTCAGAAATGTTCTCTGAATTGTCTCTTTGAGTACCAGAATTTGCTGGGAAATAAGAATTTCTCAGAGTTACCAGTTTCTCACGATAGGTGTCTTCACTATCAAACTCAACATTTTCGGCAAGAGAAGCGAGTTTTTCCTTCTGTGAAAGAGCAAGTCCTTCGCAGACCTCGGAGAAGATTACATCAGCAACCGACTCGGCTAATCTTTGTTTTAGAGCAATATTTCTTTCGATTTGCTCGTTGAGTTTATCTTCCATCTCATCAAGTTTTTCTACCATACTATTGAGTACATCATATTTCTCTTCAGGGATTGATACATAATGATCTTCAAAAAGACTTCTGATTCCTGTAAGGAATGATTCAGTCATTTCAGTCTTCAGACCTTGCTCAACTGCAAGTTGATTCTCGGTCATCCACTCTTCTGCAACATACTCAAGATAAGCATCGACTCTATCAGTCAGTTCTTCCTTGATAGTTGCAACTTCTTCTTGAAGAGCTTGCTCATACTGAGCAGTTAACTCTTCTTGAATTTCTGTTGATTTTGCCTTGATAGCAGCTTCGAAGATGGTACGTGCCTTTTCTTCGAACTCTTCGGAAAGCTCTTCACCTTGGAGCAGTGCATTGATATCTTCTTCGATATCATACTCAGCAACTACTTCCTCTTCTTCAGCGACTACTTCCTCTTCTTCAGAGACTACTTCCTCTTCGGTGGTTTCTTCTTCAGAAACTACTTCACCCTCAACTTCCTCTTCTTCCTTCATACCTTTTGGCATGGCTTCAGCAGGCTTAGCACCCTTGTTCACAATGTCTTTGACAGTTGCGAGTGTGGGTTCTTTGAGTTTAGCAGAGTTGTCATCTGCTCTATAGTTTTCTGGGGTAGGACCGCCGAGATCTTCGTAAGTGCCTTGGCCTGGTGTTGAAACACCGGAAGCATTGCTTCCTGCCTTTGGCATCGATTCAGCTGCAGCAGCGCCTTTGGTTACTACGTTTTCCATTTCTTGTAAATTGCTACCAACGGACATTTGTTTTGTTAGATTTATTTTAATATAATCTATATTTATTTATAAATCAAAGATTTGAGAGGAAATCACTCCATAACTGGAGTTTGTGCTCCTCAAGTCTTCTTTGATCGACAAGAGTGTTAATTCTCTTTTGTGTCTTTTCAGCGAGTTGTTCACGAAGGATTCCTCCTTCCCAAACCCACTCCTTTCCTTCCATGATTCCCTGAACAAAAGCATCGGGTGCGGAAGGATCGGCAACAATATCAGCAGCAGTTGCTAACATGAAATCTTCACCGACAACTTTGTGACCCTCATTTGTGGTTCTCAGTGAACCAACACCACGAGAAGAAACTCCAAGGCAAACACCTTCATCGAGAAGAGAAGATGCAATCTTACCCATTGGAGTAGAGAGAATCTGTGCCTTACCTCTGAAATTATTTCCCTCTTGAACGAGAGAAGTGATTTTGTGAGAGACACGATCAAGATTGACAGTAGGACCATCGGGGTGACCGAGTTCTCCAAGAGCACGACCCTTATTTACAAAGTTTTCGCAGTAACGTCCTACTTCACGGGAAAGAGTGTCAATGGGATACATTCTCCCATTACGGTTCTTGATTTCACCCTGAAGAAATACACCTTCGATGTACAACTTCTTGTTGGCACCTGTGCCTTCGGTGATAATCTTTACGTTTGTTACTTCTTCTGTGATAAGTTTCATTTTTTTATGCGGTAAATCCTACTTTTGCACC